CTAACCTTGAAGCTCGTGGCTGGTACGTGACGGTGAACTCATGAGCCTATTAGCAGTAATACCAGCAGGTAACACTCAAGAACCCGGTCGTGATGCTACTTTTGATCGCTACTGGGAACCAATAATCTTAGCTTCGGAGTACACTCCATGAGATATTTAGTTCTTCTTTTATTTGTATATAATACAGCAGCAGCAGATATTGGTATCGATGCTGTCGCTATCTCTTCCAGTGGTCTTGGCTATGATGACTGGGGAAGCGGCCTCCAGATAGACGTGGACGCTCGTTGGGGAAGTTGGGGAGTAGACAGTCAAGCTACTTTCCTTAAGCATGCAAAGATTACCGGTAGTGGTGAACGATATCAGTATATTTTAATGGGTAGAAAGTTCTTCGACAACTACTTTATTGAAGCCGGTGGTGAATATGGTGGTTATGAGACCCGATTCCCGAATACATCTATATGGAAGAAATTTGGATTCTCTCCCGGTATCGGTATTGGACGACAGACACGCGTTAATGAGTTAGGCTTGCGGTACTTTTCACCAGACAGTACTCCTAACAAAACATCAGTGATTCAAGTGTATGGTGAAGTTCTCTTAATGCCATCTTTCACACTCGGTGCAACCGTCGAACGTTGGCAGTTTGACTTCAGAGCCAACCGTTTAAGTGGTACACAGATGACACTTGAGGCAGGTTGGCGCTGGTAATCTAAGATTTCAAAAGAAAGTGTCAATCCGAAATACTTACAACATATTAACAGGAAGACGTATGTCTGAGATCGCAAGCAGTTACGTAGAGTGTAAATTTGAGTCGGATAGGATAGTCCCTAAAAGCGCTATTTCAACTATTCGTAAAGCTGCTGGACATTTATTCTTATATCCAGTAGAAAACGACACTAGAGAGTGTGGACCACACAGCCAAGAAATTATCTTAGTGAGTGATAAAGGCCTAAAGACAAGCCTCAGATATCATCAATGGTACGGTAAAGAACGTATTGGTAATAAGTTTTCTATTTTCGCTAGAACAATTCGAAGTACTGCATCAGCGTTTTCTAGTTACATTAACAAAACACCTAAACGAGAGCCTCTTGAGATCCTTAAATCAGACGGTCGTGTTCGTGTAGGAGATCATTTTGTTACATTGAAAGAAATTACAGACGGTTTCTGTGAAGTAGAAATTCAACATGTGACTATGGCTGATTTTGTCCCTCCCATTCTTCGTCCGCCTCTTTTTCACACACCTTATACTAATATAGTATTCGTCAAAGAAGCTTCTGGAATGTACTACTGTCCTACCTTTCAAGGTCAGGGTATTAGTATCATGATTAACGATGAAGGCCATGTTTATGGCAGCTTTTATACTTACAGCGAACAAGGAGAACAAAAACTCTTTGTAATGACTGGAAGAATTGCTGGGAATAATATTAAGATGGAGATGTACAGCATAACGTTTACCGGCGTAACTAAGGTAGGTGATTGCCAAGTTACTAGACTAGATGCTAATAAGCTATTGTTTCAATTTGTAACTGAAGCCGAAGGTCGAATGAGCTTAGAAATGTATAAATTAGAGCCTAAAAAAGGTAGTCTCTTATTTAATGAGTACACTGGCCTTTGGGAAGCAGCAAACGCTATAGGTGTAGCTCCTGCTATTTCTATCTTTGACTATGGCAAAACAATGTATGGGTATATTGGATATGCTAGTATTCAAAATGCTGAGGAAGAGTCAGAATTTACTAAGACAGCAGACAATAAAAGCAATTTGAGTAATGTCGAATGGCAGCTGATGCAATTTTCAGACGGAACTAAGCAAGGTCAACTAATTACTTATAAAGGAGGATCTTTCTTACACGCAACAAAGCCTTATGTCGCTGACACCAGAAATGTCAGTGTGACATCTAGGGAAGGTCGTTTGTTCTTCTCAATTGATGAAGGAAATGAAATTGAGTGTATTCGTAAACTTTAAGGAAACAATATGACTATTTCAAATGTAATTGGAGCATATGTTTTTCTTGTCTTCATATCTATCATTTTAGACTTAGGGCAAGACAAGAGAACACTCAAATTGCACCCATGGAGGCCTTTTGTCTTTATGGGTATTTGGACGCTTATTTATAACGTAGCATTAAAAATATGGGTTCGCTTCAGATGATAGTAAATACATTTTTTGCGTTATACATTGCGTTACATCCTCCCATAACTTTTCCAGGTGATTTGACCGGTAAGGAAAAATTAGTACAAGAGGAAATTTTTTGTGCATTAACCCCTATACCACTATCAGCAAGCGCTAATCCTTTTCTGATAGTAGGTCTTCAGGGTATTTGTAGAGCAATAATTTTATAAAATTAAGAAGGCAGTAGGTGGACTAGTAAAAAATAAGCCCCTCTGAATTTAAATATACGTAAAGGCGAGAGCCTACTAAATACAATAGAGCTTATTTGTGAGATGGGGGTAAAGGGCCTTTATAGCATCTCGTTTCTTATAAACATAAGGAAACGATTATGTCAAACAAAGAAGACGAATCTAGTTCAAATGAAACTTATTGGACTACGCATCCTGTCTTCACCAACCTATTTAAAGCTAGTATAGGCTTAGTGATTACAGCCTTGATAGGTTGGGCAGGGTTAACTCAAAAGCTATACCTAGATGCAATTCAAGCAAATTCTAGACATGCTGAACAAATACTGAAAATTAAAGTAGAAAACGAAAGAGAGACGCGAGCCATAATAGTTGAGAATAACTCTAAATTAGAAAGTTTGAGAAAAGCATTAAGAGAAACTCAATTAGAATTTGCAGTGTTACGATTACAGTATACTTCGCGTGATTCTATTACACCTTTATATACTCTTAAAAATCTTCTAAACGCTCTACCAGCGCCTTCTTGGTGCAAAGATGTACAAGATAACGAGAACATTAAGGTTGATGGTGATTATGATATAGCTGATATAAACGGCAAAGACGACCTAGCTATTAGGTTTATAAATATACACATCAATGACCACTATCGGGTAGCGTATGGTATAACAAAAGAATTTTATCAAGGTAAAACTGACTTTGAGGTATTTCCTAATAAAATTGCTAAAGCGTTTTATCTTAATGATCTTTCTGTCTATCTCAGCAAAGCATCTTTAATTGTTCAAGAAGACGTAATAGACTTTGAAGGCAATTATATTACTGAAACCTTTTGGAAGTTTTATGTAGATGCGGGATATGGTAACGCGTATATATGCGGTGTACAAGCAACTGGGTATAGCGCGATCTACCGAAGTATACCGCAGGGGCTTCCCTGACAACCCCTGTCAGCGTTTTTCAAAAGACCTGGGCCGTCGTGATAGTTTCAAAATCCGAGACCATCTCGGCGGTCTAGGTTCTTACTAACTTTAATGAAAATCACAACAAGGAATAAACATGCCCAAGACTCCTAACAGTACTACTAAAGTGACTGAAGCGGATGTAAACGTAACTGGTAAAGAGAACGAATCTGAAAAGAAAGTAGCAGATCCCTCTGAAGGGAAGGTTGCTCATAGTCCTCCAATGGACCCTGCTGAACGCGTTCCTTCCAATTGGAACATAGTAGAGGCAGAAGATGGTCGTTTTGATTGCCGAAATATGGTAACTGGACGCGTCTTTACAGGGACTATCTCGGAGTTCAACAAGAATTTGAAGGGCTAAAATGGTCACTAAAAACGCTGTAGACAAACAAAGAACAGTTTCAGACCCAAATGCTGAATACTTATCAGTCTATCCTATTTGGAAAAAGACTAGAGCAGTTTGCGGCGGTGAAGAGGAAGCTAAGGCATATGATGTAGCCACTAGCGCACCTAATTTAAAAGCTTTACTTCTTCCCTTTTCACCTAAGATGACGGTTGAACAGTATCTACTGTATCAAGGTGAAGCTGAACTTCCGGGTATTGTGTCTGAATTCACTAAAATGATGGTTGGTGGGTTACTTCGTAAGGCACCTTCCTTAGAACTAGGCGATAAGATTCCTCCTGAAGCTGCTAATTGGATCTTGAATGATTTTGCGGAAGACAGTAGACCGCTCATGTCCTTTCTAGATGAAGCATTATGGGAAGAGTTACAGACAGGCAGTACATGGATACATTTAGACATGCCTTCTATAGCCGACGAGGAGGATGGGGAAGATATTCCTGCTTGTCCTTATCCAGTCCTTTGGCCCGCTGAAACAGTAATCAATTGGCGATTTGGGAAAAATAAACGTGGCGAAAAGGCTCTTACAAGAATTATTGTAAAAGGTCTTATAGAAAAAGAAGGTGAAAATGAATTCCATCCTGACTATGTAGAGACAGTTTGGGTTCATGAATTAAATAAAAAGGGTGACTATCAAGTAAGAGTTTTTGAGAGAGAAAATAAAGAGACAAACATTAATGTAATCGCAGGAAGGAAGAAAGAGAAAGATCCTGAAAATGCTGAGAAGCACTTTAAGCAACGTGGCGAAGTAATTCATTATAGAGTAAATGGGGAAGCACTACAATATATCCCTGTTTGGCCTCTAAATGGTGATATGAAGCCTAATAAGCCGATAATCTTAACACTTGTCAATAAAGAAGTAGCCCTCTATAACAAGCTCAGTAGACGTAATCATCTTTTATACGGTGCAGCTACTTATACCCCAATTGTGAAGTCTGATATGAATGATGAGGACTTCGATGCTCTCGTAGATGCAGGGTTAGGGTCGTGGCTTAAAATTGGTAAAGAAGATGAAATAGAGACTTTAAGAACTCCTACTGATTCCCTTAATGACATGGAAAAGGCTATTTCGGCTAATATTGAAGAGATGGCTAAGCTTGGGGTTAGGATGTTATCTCCTGAAGTAGAACAGTCAGGTGTTGCACTTGAAATCAGGAATGCGTCTCAAAATGCACAATTAGGTTCTCTTAATGTTAAGACTAGTGATACTATTAAGAATATTATCGCTACAATGATATCCTGGAAATATAAATTAGATCTCGAGCCAGGGGATGTTAATTTTACATTGTCTTCCGACTTCAATCCGATTCCTCTTGGAGCAGATTGGCTACGTCTTGTTACCGAATGGTACGAGGCAGGGTATATTCCGCGTTCCTTGTGGCTCCTTATTGTCAAACAAAATGACCTTATTCCTGGCGATTATGATGATGCTAAGGGTAAAGAAGAGATGGTCGAAGACGAAACAAACCCTATCAATCCCAAACCGAATCTCGATTTTGTGGATACCTTATGAGGTAACTTAAATGTCTAATCTGAACACTGAGCTCTATGACTCTATAGTCGATAGGGCCGCAATGACAAGGCTATACGAAAAACGTATTAGCGATAAAGTGTCAGTGATACTAGATAGTCACCAGGTTAAGCTTGCTGAGCTTGTAGAAAAAGGTGAGTTAACACCTGCTGCAAGAAAGCGCTTACAACGTGCTATTGACATTCAACTGAGTAAAACGTATAAAGGTCTTTCAGATGTTTCTAAAAAAAGTCTGTTGGATTTAGCAAGCAATCAGATTTCTTTTGCTTATCAGAATATTGAAAGTAAAGTAGGCCGCATTTGGCGCACTCAAAGACCTAATCGGAGAGTATCTGAAGATCTCGTCCTTAAGCGACCCCTTTATAAAAACAATACACTAGAGAATGGTTGGAAAGGTATTGAGAATAACGAACGTAAACGTATCTCTCAACTAATTAGAAGAGGCATCTCAAAAGGACAAAACTCTAAAGAGATCGCGCTAGATATCCGTAAGGGACGTGCTACTAAAATGTCTAGGGCACAATCTCTGTCATTGGTAGCAACCGCTACAACTTCGGTTTACGCTCAAGCAGATCATGAAGTCTATGACGCTAATAAAGACGCGTTACGAGGATGGCAATACATAGCCACACTAGATACCCGTACTACTAAGATTTGTATTCACAGAGACGGTAAGATATACAATGTAGGTGAAGTAGACTTTCTTCCTCCTGCGCATTGGCAGTGTCGTTCAACTACAGTCCCTATTGTAAAGCATTGGAATGATCTCACTAAGCTTGAAAATCTGGCTTATGTGCGTCAAAGAAACTTAGCAGGATTAACTGAGAAACAAAAAGCGTACTATGACGGACTAGTCCCAAGTAAGGAGACTTATAGTCAGTGGCTTTTCAGACAACCTACACCGGTACAAATAAGACATTTAGGCTCTCAAAATGCAGTTGATACCTTCAATTCAGGTAAGTTTGAAGTAAATAAATTTACAAATGTTAATGGCCAGTCAATAGGTATTCGAGATCTTGCTAGATTAACTGCTCAAAAATATACACCTGATACAGTCAAAAGAAAATTTGATTCAGCTAGAGAAGAATTGGACCAGATGAATTTAGGTGCAAGTACTCCAGATGATTTGCTTGGTGATAGTGAGTTAGCAGCTAACCTTACAAAGTATTATAAATTGCAAGCAGGTGACCTTAGTGGTACACTCTCTCTGACTAATTACAGAGGTATCACAATCCAAGGTAAAAAGACCAGACAAACAGGTGTACTTAAAAGTCCTCCTCAAGAAAGTCAAATGATCTTTAACCCTGTCACTCGACGCTATGAAGACTCAAGAATCTACCAGCCTGCGCCACATGTCTTGAACAACAATCTTCGATTAGTCAAAGAGACTGATGTCCTAAAGCAAGCAGATAAAGATTTTATTACTGACATTAATACGAGGTTAGCGGGAACCCTAGGTGTTAACCAAAGAGCAGTTATAGTCGATAATCTGAGAATCGTGTTTACAAGATATCGAAAGAACCCTGAGCCTTGGATTAACTTTAAAGCAGTTTTGAACAGTCAAATTAAGTTTGATGTGATGAATGTTTCGGATTCCATCGAAACTGCATTACGTTCTCAGTCGGATGCTCTTAAGAGATTAAAACTTGACAACTACTTAGACCCTGTTCTAGGTGCAACTCAATTAGATGATCTTGCTGATGGCTTAGTGAGTAACATTAAAGCCAAGAACAAGTGGGAATCAAGGGTTGCCCCTAAAATAGCTTTGGAGCTTCGTAATGTATTTGATAGAAGAATACCGCGTAAGCTATATAAAAGAATGACTGAGAGAGATTTGCAGCAATTTTATCTTAAGTTTGCTAACAGGCTTTCATTAGCCGACTCCCCTGATCGAGATGCCTTTGCAGTTTCACTAGGAAGAGACTTATATAACCTTGCAAATTACAACGGTAGCAAGCGCGAATGGTATACACTAGGGATGCGCTTACTTGAAAGCAAGAACGTCAGTAAATTCTTTAAATTAGAGACATTTGGTGTTCAAAAACAAAGACTTAAGAATTCTCTGAGCGGTCGTTACTTTGGACCTTATTATGATACTTTTGCGTATACTCTCAGAATTGTTGACCCTAGAATACAAGAGTATGCTAAGGTTACAAGAAAAGTAGAAGTAGGGTTAAGAGTAGGTGTTGTAAGTAAGTCACAAAGACTTTACTTTAGAAAAGGATATAAGACCTACTTCGTCAGAGAAGCTCCCGGTATCTATTATGATACGCGTATCCCAATTACTTCTACTAGAAGCTTTAGTAATTTTCCTGATTCTTTTATAGACGGTGAATTTGTAGATGCATTGAACTGGGCAGCACAGGCTGAATATAAGA